ATTTGTAGCTAGCCTAAGATTGGAAATTTTATTATTTAATTTGTTTCCATCTATGTGGTCAACTTGTTTCTCTTCTGGATCTATTCCCTTACATATAAAGTAGACTACTCTATGACACTTATATATTTCGTTTTTAAAACCCATTTGGTAATACCCCTGACTATGAATAGCACCAACCTCTTCGCCTTTTACAAAGTTGCTGCCCCTATCACACCTCCAAACAAGCCCAGTGCTTGATTCTTCACTGTAAGCAATATAATCTCCTATGTCTTTGGGGATTGGGTTGAATTTTCTTCTAGTTTTCATATTACCCAAGTATTAATTGTTCTTGAACAGGAGTCTCAATTACATTCTTATAAGCAAGATCATACATCTTTGGCCCCAAATCTAAACCAAAAATAGTAAGCAGAGCTTCTTCTAGCATTGTGTTGTATACTAACGCCGCTTCTTCTTCTGTTGCAACGTATTTGCTCTTACGAAAGTATCTGCCATCTTCATCTAAAATAGTTCCAAATTGAATTTGAACACGATAACTATTGCCTATCTTTGTTATACCCTTGTGTTTCCTACCCTTTCTAGGCGCACACTTAAGTATATTCTCAAACTGAGTCGCAATCATTAGATTGGTATGGTGATTATTCGCTTTATTACCATCAATATGGTCAGGGCATACTAGATTACAAATAAAATTAAAGCCCGTTGGGTTTTTTAATTCGTTTCGATCATTACCTATTTGCAAGCCATCATGAGATACTATGGGAGATTTGGGTAAAAGATCAGGGAATGTTTCTGCTAATAATTGATGTTGTCGGATAGTAATAGTTTCTCCCATATGCCGAAGGTTAAAACAAGGGTAACCATTCGGGTTTATTCTAGACTTCAAAACTCTCCCTAACCTCGCTCCTTTCCCTAATCCCACTCTATAAACATCTGAGGTATAAAAATCCACTTCATAATCAGAAAAAGTAACTCCTTGATAAACTGCTGGCCTTCTTAAGGTTTTCATTTTGATATTATATTTCTTTGTTTAAGTATTGTAAAGCTTTTTCTAAACCCGCTATATCATCCCCAAGCAGACCAATCCCAGAATTACACTGGTAACATAACCAACCTCTAAATTTATTAGTTTGATGATCGTGATCAAAAACTAACATTTCAGTTTTTTTTCCACAGCATCCACATGGTGTCCCAAGAGTAGGTCTTTGCATATTCAACTCTTGCATGAGCTTCTTCCCCTGAGATGAATGTGCTTTTCCTCCTATCCCACGACAAACTTTACACTCACTGCGATATCTTTTAGCATACAATTTGCCATTTACTACTCTTTCAGAATGACATAAATGAAATTGGCTTAAAGGTTTATTTTTACCACAAATTCTGCATTTTCTACAACTTGCTTCCTCTGGTATTGAGTTAAAATCCCCAAAAAAATCTAACTGATCACAACTCATTTGAATCTTTTAGACTACTTATAGGCATATTGTACATGTTTGCATGAACTGTGAAGCCATTAGACGGATCTACATCTCCCTTTTTCCAGAATTTAGCTTTATCAAAATACTCTTTTTTAGGCATGAAGCCGCATAACCATATAGATTCTACACCGTGGTAAGTAGCACTACGCCCTTTGCCCCGCTTCTCCTTGAATGTAATTGAAATAAATGCGTAAGTATCTGCCTTTTGATGCTTACTAGTCTCAGCTATAGAGACTTCATAAGAAGGTCTTGGGTCAACAGTTCTTCTTTTGGTCTTAACATCTATTTTTAAATCATTTTTTATTAGATCATAGTCATATTTATCCCTGCCTTTATCACAAGATATATTCTTACAACCTAAATACTTTGTTAACGCAATCTCAGCTAAGTAACCAGCTAAGTTACCTCTGCCTGATGTGATAGAGTTGTTAATAGAGCCTAATTCTTCCGCTTTCTTAACAGCCTCGTCTATCATGGATTGGTTGAAGTCTAATTTGATCATTTTATTTTTGTAGCGTAACCTTGATATTGATCCGCTGGATCTAACTCCCAACCGTTTATACCAAACTCATGCGCCCCGGTATCAGCAGTCATAATATCATGTATGTCTGGCGAATCCAACCTATGACAACAAGAGTCAATAGGATTACCTTTGTTATTTAATACCGCCACCATTAGTTCTTTATGCCCGTTTGGGCCAATAATCTTACTGTCGTATGTATATATTTCCATTTATTCTACAAATTTATAATTAACAGCCTCGTCTATCATTAATTGATTAGATTTTAATTTTCTCATGGGTCATCTCTTATTATGATGATGAACTCGTGTTCCAAGGTGGATTAGAACTAGAATCGGAACTCGATCCCGAACTCGATTCGGAACTCGATCCCGAACTCGATCCCGAACTCGATCCCGAACTCGATCCCGAACTCGATCCCGAACTCGATTCGGAACTAGAATTTGAATCCGAACTCGTTTCAGTCCTTTTCTTAAACCAGCAAGGCCATAACTTACGAAGTTGAGCCATTATTTGAGTAACAAGTTTTCTTGTATCGAAAGTTTTTTTCCCGTAAGTTGAGAAATCTGCTTCAGTAATTGTATATGTTGTCGATACACCTGCCTGTGTATCAGCAGTCTCGATCATAGTGTTAATATCTGAAATATAATCTGCCACGAGAGTCCCACCTCCTGCCCCTCCCCATGTCCAGACCGTTACAAGCACAGGATCACCATCAAAAATTAAAAATGCAGGGTTGCCACTGTCACCTTTAATTTTACTCTCATGAAAGATCCGCCTTTTGGAATCTGCGGGTGTCTGCATCCTACCGCCAGAACGCCAATCAATGATGAGAGCTTTCTCTTCTTGGTCAAGTCCAAGACAAGCTACCCTAGAATTGTTATCTAAGTATTCACTGTAATTACTAGGCATTACAGAACAAGGTGATATAGTTGAGGGAAGATCACCATCTAAAGTATAGATCGTTAAGTCTGGTGTGTGGGGTTTGTAATCGGGGTGTCGAGCTTTTCCCTTTACCATACGATCATGTACTTTACCATTTTTTTCTACAAACCTAACCACTGCCCCCACAGAATACTCGTAGTGTGCTGCACCTATAATGTGCCTTGGGGTGACTAGCGTTCCCGCTTTCCTGTGACCACCACTACTATTCCAAGGAGATAAACAGGTAATATCTAAGTCTCCACACCATAGATTAGGATTCCTGACATAAGAGGATCTTGAATGATCTTGAGAGGAGAACACCTTCCCGTTAGCCTCCATAGTCATAGTCTCATCCAGAAGGTCGTCAATTTGTTTAGAGCAGTGAACAGAAATAGCTTTCATAATTCATTATATCTTAGTGTGTGAATTTATCTAATTAAAAAATAGTGCGCCCGGTGAGATTCGAACTCACGACCAAGGGTTTATGAGACCCCGGCTCTAACCACTGAGCTACAAGCGCATTTAAAACATCTTCGGGAGGGATGTCAATTGTATAAATCTTTTGTTTTCACATTATTAACTTCTTTTCTTATTATAACAATAGGATCATTGTAGAAATTAGCTTCTAATATTCTGTTTTTGTTATTATCCCAATAGACTAAAGCCTCACTTTCACTATGAAACTCTGGTGTATTTGGTATAGGTTGATAAACAAACCCTCTATCTTTTACAATTAGGTGGACCTGCCTGTAACCTTTCATTTTTTAAACTCAAGCTTGATAGCTCTAGAAGTTCCTGCTAACCCAAGGTAAACATCATTACCTTTTGTCAATGCACAAGTAGAGTAACCAGTGCCTAAGCTCATGATGCCAGAACCCATTTTAGCTGTTAAATAACCATCACTAAATTCATCTTCATAATCTTTCCATTGGATCTCGTAAGTGTGAGGATTAATACGGAAACACTTTGTGTCTGCCCAGAATGCACTGTAAAGCCAACCATCAGGAGCCAAGAACCCATGAAAGTTTTTATTTTTATTAGCTACTTTTAGATAATCAGCGGGTAGCTCGATCTCTTCGTAGCTATCATCAGAACAATCAATAATAAGAATCTTCTTACCCACCCTAGGGAGACAGAAAACTTTGT